AATTTTCAGGAGTTGTTAATTAAGGAGTTTATTAGTACGGGCAAAATAAGTAAAGACCTTTTCTAGATACAAACTGTGCCACACCAATTGAGATGTACGGTTTGTTTGACAGAGCGAAGGAATTTAGAAACAAATATTTAAATTACAGAGACCTCTTATCTAGTGGCTACTTCAGGCCTTATGTAGGCACTAAAAATAAAAGTGGAATATTTATTAAAGGTAAAGTTACCTCACTTGACTTAATTTTAGGGACCAATAAATCATTGACTAAGAGACAAAATATAATGTTGTATAATGGAAAAATATATAGCAAGACTGTCTCAAAGTATAAGGCTGAATGGATTGACGGAAAGAACAAAACAACTGTAGTAAAGACGAAGTTTCCTACGAGATGGAATTTTAGTGACAGAACTCGTTGTTTAGATAGTGATACATTAAATTCTTTACCATTACCTATTACTAAGTATTGTCATTGGATTGGTAGAACTTTTATTAAACCTAAAACTAGAGTCTCATTTGATAAGTATATTGACGTTCCTTTTAGCTCTTACGTAAAAGAAATGACAGATTCTGAATCACTTAAGGCTTATAGTTATAGATTGATAAGTGGAAGTTATGCTACCCAATTTCCAGATTTTGTTTGGTATGGGAAAGGATAATAATCATAAGATTACATACGAACTGTTAGATAAGACAATTCTATCAAGATTGGGAAAACTGGAATTACCTAAAGTTGATACTCCTCCAGTGGTTAATGACTTAAAGTATACCAAAATCAATCATGATGCATTTCCTGGACACATGACTAGTAAGTTATTCAATAAGAGTAAGAAAGGGGCTTTCTGTGATTCAGTGACATGTGCTGAAGAGTTATATAATAAATTAGAACACGAAGTATTTCCTGATTCATCATTATGGGAAATAGGATCGCGGCCTCGATTAAACGACATATATGAAGACGAACTAGTCAGATCTAGAGTGTTGTACATGCCTGAATTTGCACCTACTTTATTAGCACAAATTTATTCAGAAAAATTGACTATTGAAATGCAAAAATTACAAGAGAATAAATTATGTGAGATTTTTCTAGGTGATACTTTATTATATGGTGGTTGGGATAAATTTCATGAACGTTTTCATAAAGAGATTAATTGTTTTGAAGGGGACTGGTCTAAACATGACCAAACTGTTTCTGAAGAAACAATTGTGATGGCTTTTTGTATGTTAAGAAGTTGTTTTCCAAAATCCAAATTAATAGATAATCACTTTTTATTTATCATGTCAGGATTTATTTTCAGTAATGTAGTTTTGCCAGATGGATTTATCTATAAGTATTTTAAAGGGATAAGAACTGGATCTCCATTTACTTCTTGGATTAATACATTGTGCAACTGGATCCAATATACAACACTTTCTTTTACGACAAACACACCTATAGATACCTTAATAGTATATGGTGATGATACTTTTGGTTGTTTAAGTCCTGATATTAGTAGTAAGCCTCAATTTGTTGAACATGCTGAAGACATTTTAGGTATGAAATTGAAAGGATTTAAAATATCAACTTTTACTGGCGTGGAAGAAGAGAGTGATAAATTGGAATTTTTGCAAATAAGTAATCATAGAGGAATGCCTGGTAGAAAAATGAGTAGAATTATTGAATTATTGTCAATATCTGACAAAAGGAGAATAACATCAGGCTACCTAATCAATAGAACTATGAGTATTGTGACCACTGGAGTATTGAATTTAAATGGTTTTGAATTTTGTTCTACTTATTTGAACAGGCTGTATCATGAAAGTGCATCTTATTGGAACATTCCACCACCTGATCTAGTTTATGCTAATAATGTTTCTAATGAACTATTTACAAAAGCATGTGAACTTTATTACTCAAAAATTGACAAAATCTTTAATCCGAAGAATACTTATGACTTCAGAGAAAAAGTTAAGTGTGGAGTGGGTGTTACTTCTTTAGAGTTTGCAATTTCTAAAAAGAAGTTTAGTGAGGGGGTTTCTAATTAGCTAAGTAGTTTGAAATAAAACAAACTACTAAAAGCGTCTAGAAACAAGTTTTTTGTGATAGTGTTGTTTAATTTGTTATAACTTAACATATGTGATTGGCAGTGTTCAATGGGGAATGCTGACTATATATATAGAGCAGTATATTACATAATATATATTTAATAAT